CAGAGAAGTATCTCCATCAAATTATGGGGGGATGGCTACAGAAAGCTGAAGGAGTTGTGTTTACTGATTGGCAGATCGGTCAATTCAATGGGTCAGTTGAATCAATCTTTGCATTAGATTTCGGATTTGCCAGAGACCAGACAGCCCTTGTAGAAATTGGGGTTGACAAAGAAAGGAAAATTATTTGGTTAAAGGAACACTTATATAAAAAAGGTTTAGTTACCTCACAGATATATGATCATTGTAGAAGAGTTGCTGGTCGTAAATTAATTGTATGTGATAATTCTGAGCCCAGGCTTTTATCCGAAATGAAGATGAAGAATCCTCCTTTAAACGTTACTCCAACAATAAAGAAAGCTGGTAGTATTTTATCTGGGATAGCTCTTATGCAGGATTATAATATAAATCTAGATGGAGAAAACTTAGTCAAAGAATTCAATAATTATGCCTGGAGCGTTAAAGGATTAAAACCAATAGAAAATTTCAACCACCTTATTGATGCAAGTAGATACGGAATTCAATACGTTCTGACTAGATCGGTACCTAAAGGAATGTATATTGTGAGATAATATTTGGTATATTAAAAATATTTATTATCTTAGTATCAAACTTTGTTTCATTTAGTTTTAAGTTAATTGTTAGAGAGATATCAGATGTGGTGTCTCTCTTTTTTTATAATATATTTTGTCAGTTGGAAAATTATATATATATTGCACCAAGTTTAACAAATAAAAACAAATATTATGGAAATTAAAGGAGATGTATTTCACAAAAATTACTACGATTCATTAAGTAAGATGACTAAAAAAGAGCTTATAGCTAAGTTAGAAGATTCTCATATAGAGTATAGAAAAACAAATTATAAGTTAGATGTTCCAGGTAGTTATAGTATTAATATATTTAAGAACAAGAAAAAAGTACAATCATTAGACTTTACTTTAGATGATAACCCCCATGGGACAAGATATGATGAGATAACAGATTTAGAACATTCTTTGATGAATGCTTATCAAGATTATGAAAGTCTTGTAGAGAGTGAAATAACAATTAAAAATGAATGGGATGAGACAGGTCGTAAGTAATTGCTGTGGGGCATCAGACTCTAGATTTGAAAGTTATTACACCTTTCAAGAGATTTGCTCAGATTGTAAAGAGCATTGTGAATATATAGAATTAACCGATTAATTATGATACGAATAGATAAAAATAAAACAACCGTTGTAGAGCTCTCAAATAATGAGATTGATCTAATAGAAAACCTACTTTTTGATCATCGCTTAGAACACCTTAAAAAGCAGAACTGGGGGTATGCAAACCAGGTTAATGATACCCTGGATAAATTCCAAAAGACATTAGGAGAATGAATGACAAGATAATTACAATTAAGTTAAAAATATCTGAGGTAGATGACTTAGGGATGGTACTTGCAGAAAATATAGGGAGAAGAAAAAGAAGAGGGTATGAAAGAAAATTTCTGTACGAACTCCTGGAGAAAATAGACACGCAAATGATCTCCCAGCTCCAAATGTGAATTTAATAGGGTTGTGAATTCAATAGGTGTAAAATGTGAATTCAATAGGTAGGGAAATGTGAATTCAATAGGTCAAGGAATAGCTAGAAAAAAATAGTTATTCCTTTTTTTATGGGTTATTTAGAACGGTTCTAAACTAACATTTTATTAACAAAATTGTTTTTAGTCTTATTAAATCGCCTTATATTTGGCATGTGGAGACCCACAAACAAATATATTATAAATACTTAACCTTAAAAACTAATAAAATGAAACACGAAAAAACTTTTATTTCAGTACTTGACAAAGTGAGCAAATATACACCTATTATATATGTACCTTTTTTTATATGGGTCTTTAGTCAAATTATTATTAACCTATAAAAAATTATATTATGTTTATACTAACAAGTAAAAAAGAATATTACAGAAACTTAATAACAGAAAGCAAAGGGAAAATCTTTTCTATTGAGTTTATTAAAAAAGATGGTACCCTTCGCAAAATGAATGCGAGAATTTCAGTAAAAAAAGGCGTTAACGGAAAAGGCTTAAAATATGACCCATTCGAAAAAGGCTATTTAATCGCCTATGATATGGCGAAAGACGGCTTTCGTACTATTAACTTAGAAACAATAACAAAAATATCATTAAACAAATAACAATGGAAACAAGATATAAAATACCTAAGAACCTACTAAGTAAAGGGAATACTAATGCCAAAACGTCAAAGAATAGTTTAAAAACGTTTATTTTGTACTTAGCCCCTCACAAACAAAACGATAAGAATGTTAATATTTGCCCAATGGCAAGTAAAGGCTGCATCTCGGCTTGTTTATACACTGCTGGCCGTGGTAAATTCTCTAATGTTCAAAAGGCTAGAATAAATAAAACTAATTTCTATATATATGATAAAGAAATGTTTGTTCTAAAGTTAGCAAGTGAAATAATTAAAGAAACTAACAAAGCTAAAAAGAACAATGAGAAAATAGCTTTTCGGTTAAATGGTACCAGTGATATTGATTTTATATACTTATTGCAAAAATATGCTCAATTAAATATTGAGGATCTGAAAGAAAATGCGGTTTTTTATGATTATACAAAGATTTTAGGCAAAGTTAAAAAGTATAAAAATTATTCTAACTACCATTTAACATTTTCCAGGGCTGAGGATAATAACAGTATTGCCGAAGCTGCCTTGAATGATGGTGCAAATGTTGCCATTGTTTTTCGTAATGGGCTCCCTAGATTTTGGCGAGGATATAAAGTAATAGACGGTGATACAAGCGACATTTTAATGGTATACAATAAAAACGTAATCTTAGGATTAAAGGCCAAAGGAGAAGCCAAAAAAGACAAAAGCGGTTTTGTAGTCGACGCAGTTAACCCAATTTAAAAAATATGACAACAACATATATAATGCTAGGGTCGGCAATACTATTTATTTTAGTATTAATCTACCTATCAGATAAATAAAACTAATTAAAAATATAAACAATGGAAAACTATATAAAAATAGACAAAATAAATAAAATTATAAAAGATATAAAAAAAGATACTGAATGGATAAATGACAGTCATACACAAAGCGAATATAATGGAATTATAGACGGATTAAACCAGCTTAAAACAAAACTAAAAATATAACAAAAGAATAAGCAATGGAAAAAGAAAATATACTAATACTAGACAATGAGCAAAGCGAGTTTTTAGAATGGCTATTGAATAACTACCAAAAGGAATATTATTTTAATAGGCAAGATATAACTTACTCAAAGGAAATATTAACCAAAATAAACCAACTCAATGAAACTTTACACATTTAAAGCTATCTACACCACAAGTGAGGGCTACAGAGATACCAGGATTAGTTATAAGTTTTGTAATTATCCCAAAAAAACTAAACTATATCGATCATTAAAATACTTAAAAGAAAATAATATAATTAAAAACTTTATAATATCATGAACAAAAATCAACAACAATTTAACCACAATATAAAAAAGGCTAAACGTCAAAGAACAGCCGAAAATAATATAAAAACCCAAATATTGGATCCCCCTGGATTTTCAAAAATAATGGCTGCAGTCGATAGAATAGAGAAGTTAGAACAACAATTAAAAGCTGAAAATGATTTACACATTCAGATAATGTCTGACAGATTACAAAACAATTATGAAAATCTAATTGATTATATAGATTTTAAAAAGATCTGTAAAGATTTCAAATTAAGAGCTGGCGATTTAACACCTAGTCAACAAGGAAATATCGAACAGATATTGAAGGAATTTATTAAACAAAATTCTAGTTTCTACGAAATCTAAACCCTAATCAATTAAATTTTAATTAAAGTTAAACCCCTTTTATAGGGGTTTTTTTATTGGCTTATTTTAACTAACTTATTGATTATCATATTGGAAAGGATCAAATAGATGGGATCGTCTTAAATTTATCAACTAAAACCAGCCAAAAAGCTTAATAATTTCAACTAAACTCAATATAAGAGCTTCTCCTGGATCTTCTCTTGCCTATCTATATGAATACACCTAAAAGATATGAAACGCTCTTAAATCATACTTAGAATAACCCAGAGACTAAATAAATTGACTAGTTAATCCTTAATTAAGGTACTCTCCCTAAAATTTATACTCAGATAGTATATTAATCAAGACTCTCTCCAGACAATAATCTCCAACTGCCAATGATAACCACTTACTCTTTATTACTTATCTTTACATTATGGAATCAGTAGGTATATTTGCGGACTTTCAATACGATGCTTTTCAATGGTGTACTGAGAATGGGATTAAGATTTACTGTTTACCAGCTAAACCTAAAGCTAAATTGTTTGAGATTGAAGTAAACGACAATAATAAGATTACTCGAAGCGGTAAGAAGTACCAAAAGAAAGAAGTCGATTTTAAGATATGGGAATTGTATTGCCACTACTATCTGAAGTCGGTTGAGTAGTACTATACTAAGTATAATACTATACTATGTAGTTATATTTATTATAATAACTAATTTATATAACACTAAGTATAATACTAAGTTCAAGTACTATACTAAGTATATATAACTATGTATATATATATCTGCCATTTTAGCAGTTGGGCTATAGATACAAAAACGATTAAATAAATTATTTATATATGGGTACCAAAAAAATAGAAATCGAAGTTCCAACTTCTCTTGAGGACATCACACTTAGACAATATCAGCACTACATGAAAATTGTAGAACAAAATAAAGATGATTCCTCAACTGACTTTGTAAACAAAAAGCTAGTAGAAATATTTTGTAATGTTAATTTAAATGAAGTTGATAATATTCCGCTTGTGGATTTTAATCGCATTTTATCGGTACTCGAAGAAACGTTCAAGGAGAAATTTACTTTGATAAAGAACTTTACATTAGGAGATAATGAATTTGGATTTATACCAAAATTAGACGAGATGAGTTTAGGAGAATATGTAGATGTTGAAGCGACTATATCTGATTGGGAAAACATACATAAAGCAATGAGTGTTTTGTACCGACCCATAAACTTCAAGAGTAAAGACAAATATACGATAGCTCCGTACAAGCCTAACGATGAAATTAAAGAGTGGATGAAGGAAATGCCATTAAGTGTTGTAATGAGTTGCCTGGTTTTTTTTTACAGTTTAGGGATCGAATTATCGAAGGCTTCCCTGGACTATTTCAAGAAAACGATAGCGAAGAGCAAGACCTCAGCAGTCAAGGAGGTTTTGGACAAAAATGGGGTTGGTATTCATCAATTTATGGACTCGCTAAAGGAGACATCACAAAATTTGACCAAGTTACAAAAGAACCAATATTTAAGTGTCTCACTTACCTAACCTTCGAGAAGGAGAAGAACCAATTAGAATCTAATATGATTAAAAAACAAATGAAGAGATGAAAGAATACTACAACTTAATTGATAATACTTATAATTATCTAATTGGCAATAATAATATAAACACAGTAACTACTGGCGATATACTTGACGTTGATTTATCAAAGCAATCTATATTCCCACTAGCCCATATTATTGTAAATGACGTTACATTTGACGAACACTTCATGACATTCTCTTTAAACGTTATTGCGATGGACATTGTTGACGAAGATAAGAAAGACAAGCAAACCGAAAGCAAACCCTACATTGGTCTTGATAACAAACACGATATCTTAAATTCGATGTTGACTGTGATAAACGGATTACAATCTAGTTTACGAAGAGGCGGAATGAATAATAACAATTATGAGATAAATGATTCTCCAACTGCCACACAGTTCGAAGATAGATTTGAGAATTTATTATCTGGCTGGTCAATGGTAGTAAATATTGAGATACCAAATGATGCGATGAAACTAATAAATGCTGATGGTACCGAATGTTAAACAAATTCAAAAATACAAGGGCTTATTTAGATAACTACTCTAAAGAGCTTGTTAAGCTACTCAAGATTGAGATTGGTAGAACCAGAAATAGAACCTATACCAGTAAGAGGAATGTTAATTCTCCAATAGATTCTTCTGGAG